TGAAACCAATTACCAGTCTTTGCCAGTGCCATCTCTTCATCATCTGGCGAAAAAAGACAAATCGTAGCGCTTCTGCGTACACCACCACTAATAACAGCGTCAGCAGCATGCATAACAACATCATAGACATCTATAGGTCTCAGCTTTCTCGTTGAGAATTCTGCGTTCTTTATAGCCCTATCTAAAACTTTCTTGATGTTTGTCAAGGCTTTTTTCAGAGGTTCTGGGCCGGGAGCCTTACCGGAGCTTGAACTTAAATATGATCCGGCTAGTCTGATTTCTGAGAAGTCAAAGTTTACGGTCTTCCCTTTATATTCAGAAAACAGTTCGCAATCTTCAAAATAGCTGCTGACCAAAACACCAACAGCGTCAGACCATCCTTCTATTGTGTCTGGTATGACGAATTTTTTAGTGCCGTCTTTCTTATGGACTAGCTTGGGCAACTTTTCTACATGGTGCTTCTGAACAGAGAATCCAGTGCCGCAGCCACACAAGAGAAGATACATGCATTCTTGGAAGAATCTTGGACGGTCTATGAACGAAGCGATGCAGTTATAAACGCGCGCATTATGTTTTAGAATGGGAGAGCCGCCAAACTGCAAAGCTCGTTGTGAGCCTAGAACTCTCTTTTTATACATCATGTCATAAGCCCACTCAATATCCTCTTTGACATCTGGATATTGATCAAGCATCATTTTTTTGACACGATCAACCGATTCTCTCCAAGTCTCTCTTCTTTTTTTCTCCGGTATCCATCTAGCGTATTTAGAAACAAATGTGTAGTTTTCTAATTCTTTTACAGACATTATCCCTACTGTTTTTTGTTAGACCCTCTATTGGGTCTTTTCTTTTTTCTGGGTTGATGAGAATCTCTGTTCTTCATATACCACGCATGCATTGCAGAGCCATCTCGAAAAGACTTTTCTTTTCCGTTGGCCAGCTTAAGTGTAAGCGGTTTATCGCTCCTAGCGCCTCTAATATTCATTTTGTTCTAGTAGCCTTTCCAGCCTCAACCATACGTTCAGACACGTCTTCTCCATTGACAAATAATCTGCCTAGAACCCTGCTGAAAGTAAAGTTGTCTTTAAGCTCTCCTTGTTCGTCGGCTGGTATAAAGAGGGTAACCTTTTTTTGTTTTCTGGCCGCAAGATCATTGTAAAAAACCTGCTTTAACAAATTGTGAAGATACTTTTTAGATTCATATCCCTTGGCCTTTTCTACCGGGTCTGTCGTGCGAGTTTCTGGCGCCCAACAGTCAAGTAATCTAACACGAACCGTTCTTGTTATTTCTACATCTACGGTGTCTCCATCGATCACTCTTGACACTTTAACGTTCGTAGTTATACCCTTTGGTGGTTCTTTCATAGTTTTCTTTCTGGGGTTAACTCTGTATATATTATTTGAGCCAGCCTGAAATCTTCTTCTGTGTCGATGTCAATATTTCTACGGCTAGATTCGTACCAGTACGGATTTGAGCCAACATGATAACCGCTTTGTTTTACACTATCTCTCGTGAGAGCCGATAAAGTAAAGGGCATCGTTCTGAAAATTGGTAAATCCTGACTTTTTGTGTGATGAGATCCAAAAGACCAACCAATTGGCCTAGACTCAGAATCCATCAAATACATTTTGTGAGCATGACACACAACTAAGCTATCGTGACCCTTTTGTTTTACCTCGTCCCATAAATCTAAGCAGTTTTTGTAATCATCGAAAAAGGGATCGCAAACCTGAGAGTAAGCAATATCTTTATCATCTTTAACTTGATCGCATATGTTTCGCAACAAAGTCTGTACACTAAAATCATTGTCGCACTGGCGCTTGTCTCTCAAAAGAAAATTGACGCCTCTGTTTTTACAGTATTGTTCTTTGCTAATATCCTCGCACGATATAAAGATGTTCTTTTTATCGGCTCCGTAGTCTAGAATTTTATCTAAGGTGATATCAACTAAACTTTTACCAAAAGCGAACTCTCTCCAATTTTTATTTTTAACTCTAGAGCTACTAGTTTTTGCTGGAATTATAAAATTCAAATTTGCAGTCATAAATATCCTCCAGAACTTTCACCAGTTCAAGAACTATCTCTTTCCATTTGTCGAGCGTGCCCTCTTTAATGCCTAATTTGACATAAGTCGGCTGGTTAACATAACTACCGGGAGCATATTCAGTTCCCCCATCTATACCTATTACCCTTATGAGGTTATATTTTCCATGTTTAGCTAGCCAGTGTAGGGCGGCAGCAGAGGTGTGATGATGACAAATTTTTCCAGCGCCTATATGTCTTATAAAACCATCTCTATGTGGCTGAAGAGGATGATCCTCTACTAGGTGTTCATAAACAATTTTATTCACATCTGCAACTTCATCTAAAAGATCGAACCCGCCTACTGGCGCTTTTTCTTTTGCGTTTTTAGCAACTGTGACTATATTTCTTATTTTGTGAACAGTACCTCTTAGCGTTGTATAATAGTTGTGTGTAATAAAACAATAGTCTACTCTATCTCTTTTTGTGAAAATTGACGCATCGTTTATGACGGCGACATCATCGTTTTGGTCTATAAATTTGTCTGCATGAACGGCTGATGGCCCCTTTGCTATTACGCATATAGATTTCATGATTATTCCTCGGCCATAACATATTATACACTAAAGAAGGCCAAAGCACTCTTGAAAAAATTGCCTGTAATCAAAATCAAGATACGTGATTTCAAGGCCGTTTTCTATGAGGTGGTTGTAGACAATCCTGTCTTCCTCTGTTTCTCCGTGAGCCTTGGCTCCTTTTGGCGCATACCACTCCCAAACGCCACTTTGCCATAATAATTTGGCGCAGGTGGCACAGGGCAGATGCGTGATATAGGCTCTGTAGGAATCAGTATGTTTGACAACTAAGTTGCTTATAGCGTTGGCTTCTGCGTGTACAATAAAAGGATATTTACCGGGTCTAGTAGTAGGAAGGTCGTCTTCCTTGACCGATGTACAAAATCCATTATACCCGACTCCGACAATTACGTTAGGGCTACCAACTATAACGCAGCCCACCTTTGTTTGTGAATCATGACTGCGTATGGACGCACAGTACGCCATACCCATGAAATACTCATCCCAATTTGGTCGGTTGTGCGACACGTCTTTTTTGCCTCGCCTGTCTTTTTAGCTTGTGCTGACGTTTGTCTTTTTTACTCTGTTTGCGTATTGTTTTACCCATGCTAAAATGCTCTTAAAGAATATGTAGCTCTAACGTCCTTTATTAAATTGGCGTGTCCTTGTTGTCTGACCACACATAGATCAAACTCTTCGTCGGCAGTCCTACCAACACTGTTGGCGTTGCAGATCTTGTATTCTCCTCGAAAGCCTAGCACCTTGAAGGCGGTTGATAGGCTCTCTCCTTTTTTGGATCCTATCTCTAGTATCTTCTTTATATCCCTCATGTTAATGAGGCCATATTTATCTTCCAGCTTCTTTACTAGAAGGATCTCACGCAACAAGCGTTCTTTTTTTGACCCTTCGTATTCGAAGTGGTTTAATATTCTGTTGACTGGATTGTACCAATCACCTAGTTCTTCTTCTGTAGTGAGCATCTATCCTCCCGAGACCAGCAGCATAATTAGGAATTACAGAATTAGATTCGACGCTTTTCGCTTTTCTGTCATAAATTTTAATAGACCCGTCTTCTAAAATATAGATATAATCAGCGTCATGAATATTGATTTGCTTAATGTTTTCTCGTCTTTGTGTTAATTGACGATATCCGTTTAGATGACCATAAAAATTCAGATTGTGACCATAATAAACTGGCTGGGCTTGAATAGTCCAACCGTAAGGGGTCCACACCCAGCACATTGGTCTTGGCTGAACGAACTGATTGATATACAAACCAGAAGATAAGTTAAGTCTATTGGTGTCTATTGTGTGTTCTATATTTCTGACAAAAACTTGTACGTCGGCAGCTTGAGCATCTTCACCCATAAAAGGAACGATTGCGGCAATGGCTATGCCCGTTTTAATAAAATCTCTTCTATCCATGATTAAACCTCTAACATTTCTAGACCGTGAACACAGTGTTTAATGTCTTCCTCTATTTGCAACTGTTTGACGAACTCACGCTTAATCATGTCGAACACCAACAGGCGAGCAGGGGAAGAACCTATTATAGCATAATTTCCACCTCTGGTCAAGCCTCTATTCCAGTTATTTTCTGCAATCTTATCCATTGAAAACTTGGCTAAGTTGGTGGCTGGAATTGGAAAAAAGCTTGACTGTCCGTCTTTAATAATTCCTAAATGCTTTAAACTTGTCATGTTAATCATGGTGCAGTCATCGTATGCGTAGAAGTTGTGCTGAAAACTCTTGACCCCACCTATAGATGGCATAGGTTCTGCCACCTCCATGGTGTCAAAATCATATAAATCAGTTATCAGGGCAGAGAACACCAGTCTGCCAGAAAAGGCAGAAATTGAGTTAATATGATATTTGTCATCTGGCACAGCTTCTTTAGGATCCATCTGTCTTTTGCCCGTAAATACTTTGTGGTCTTCTTTGCTCTCTCCTAAAATCTCCCAAAATTCGACCACGTTAAGGTCTGAGTCCAGTTTAACTATTGCGTCATATCCGGTAGATGTGACCCAAATATGCCCATCAAAGTAACAGATCTCGTGTATGGATTTGAAAAAGCCTCTGTCCTGTTTTTTATTAGTTACTTCGTAGGTGTCCTTGTCCAATTCTAGCAAGCCGCTTGAGTCAGCTACAACTATCTTATCTTCTAGAACGGCTATCCCTCTCAGACCTCTTTCTCCACCTCTTTCGTTTTCGTTGTCAAAATCTCCCGCGTAGGGAATATATTTGAGAATCTCGTCATTGTTAATATCAATAACATAGAGACCCCCGTGGATAGAGCCTTGTTCAGCGGCTCGTATAACTGTTGAGCAAACTACTTTCATTGAACCAGCCTATTGTGTTTTCTAGACCTTCCTTTAGACCTACAGCCGCTTTGAATCCAAAAGAGGATTCCGCCATGCTTGTGTCTAAACATCTCCTCGGCTGTCCGTCTGGTTTAGCTGAGTCAAATATGATCTCTCCTTGATAGCCAACTATTTGACCTATAAGAACGGCTAGCTCTTTGATTGTAATTTCCTTTCCGGTTCCTATGTTGACCGGAGAAGACTCGTTGTATTGTTCTAGAGCCATGACTATTGCGTCAGCACAGTCGTCTACGTATAAAAATTCTCTGCTGGCCCCGCCACTGCCCCAGACTACTACCTCTTTGTCGTTGTTGGCCTTCGCCTGTTTAAATTTTAATATCAGTGCCGGAATAACATGGCTACTGTCGGGGTCAAAATTGTCTCCGGGTCCGTACATGTTGACGGGAATCAGAGTAACGCCATTAAATCCATATTGTTGTCTATACGCTTGAAGCATCTCCATAAGGGCTTTCTTAGCAATACCGTATGGAGCATTGGTTTCCTCTGGATATCCATTCCAGAGATCTTCTTCTTTGAAAGGCACTGGCGTAAATTTTGGATATGAGCATACCGTACTGGTCAATAAGAACTTTTTGCAGTTGTTCTTTCGCGCTTCTTCAATAAGGTTTAGGCCCATGGCCATGTTTTCATAGAAAAAGCTTCCGGGGTTCTCTTTGTTGGCTCCGATACCCCCGACCCTAGCAGCTAGATGTATAATTATACTTGGTTGATAATTACGAAATAAACAGGATACATCTAAGCTTTTAGTAAGGTCGAGAGCCATTGGAGCGCGAGAACCCGGAAGCTCTATTATATGGTTATATCCAGAAGACTTCAGCTTTTTACAAACTACTCTTCCCAGAAATCCTTTTCCGCCAGTGACAACAATTTTATCCGTCTTCTCGATGTTCATTGATAGTCTCTAAGCAGTTCTCAGGCTGTCTCCAACAATCCAAGCTCCACCCAATAGGACAATATTTTGAACCTGCTCCGGGTTCAGATCGAAGCCGAAGATGTTGGTGGTAGTTACAACGATGCCGCCAACAGCGACCCAAAATCGTCGTGACTTAAATAGTAGTGCGATCTTCTCAGACATCTCTTCTCCTCAGTAAAAAAAGTGAATACGAAATCCATTTCATCGAGCGCCATCCTTGGTGTAGCGGTATTTCGCAGTAAACGTGGGGTTGGGATTAGGATTAGCACAATCGGGACACAGAGGCGTTCTTTGCTTGTGCATTTCCATCCTGTGTTGTATTCTCATTAATTGTTGGGCCACAACCGTATCTCTCATTCTTGCCTCTTTGATAACTTGGTCTAGCATAGCGGCTAGCGCCACAGCTTCTTGGCTATGTAAGCCTGTCTCTTTAATTGGTGCGGGTTCGCAAACTGTTGGTTCGCCCAGCGGGTTCTTGTCTTCTTTTACTAGATAATTATTGAGATATATGACCGCCGCAACATTTACCATTGTAAAAACAACAGCAGCCACGAAAAATTTAATTGCTTTCATTCTCTTCTCTTATTAAAGGAAGCACTGGAAACTTAACTGCGTCCTTAGTAGCCTTAGTTCCTCTGGTTGGCGAGCTTTCAGTTCCTTCTGTGGACATAGATGTCATTTCTTGTAGAGAGGGAACCTTAACGTCTGTATCAATAGCCCACAGAACGTTTTCTTTCTTCGCATAGGTTCTCATTCGTCTTACGGGGACGATCAAGTTGAAGGTTTCTCCAGCACCACGGACAAGCATCCCCATGTATTGTCCAGCATTATCACCAGACCGCTCGCTTAAGAATACTCCACCACCACTGGACCCCGGAAAAGCCGTCACTGTGGTTTGATCGAAGACTACACCGCTTCCGTTGCCTAAGTCAAGAACTCTTCCGACTTGAGAACAAATTCCTCGCGTCATCGAATTCGAGCCAGTTTGGCCTAATAATGAGCCAACATGGTAAAGCTCTGTGCCAATGGCTACTGGCTTACCTGCGGCCTTATAGAAGGTGGCTGACTTGTCAACAAAACCCTTCTTTCTAACCATTAGAAGAGCCAAGTCTTCGCCATTCTCGGAGTCGCTGTATTTAATAACCTTGGCTTCCATTTTAATTTCGCCAACTCGACGGCCATTCTCAACTAGCTCCTGAACAATTTGAGCGTCCTTAAACTCGACAATTGTTTGAGGCTTTCCATTTTTGATGACTACTCTAACCGATCTAAGGCTGTCTACAACGTGGGCCGCAGTCCAAACAAAATTAACCTTCTTCTTGACGTTTGGAGAAGTTTCGACCTCCCTCGTTACAATAACACCGGAGCCTTCTCCACCCGCCGCCTTTACGGTGACGGAAACGTCTTGCAGATGTTGATAGAGTACATTGTCCTGTGCGTTTGCAGTTGTAACAAACATGGATACAACTAGCGTAGCGATCCACATAGCCTTCATCATCGGAATCCTTCCTTAAAATTCTTAGTATATATATAGCAGTTAGTTAACTACTTCGCCACCACCCTGCATTCGTCTTTCGATTTCGCGCTGGGGTGAATTTCCATCGTTCTCGACAACGCCGGGAGCAACAGGAACATTGTTGGTGGCGATGGGTCTTAGTTCATCTTCTGTAAATTCGCTACCAAGCGCAGGATGTTTAATCCATTCGATGGTAGGAATGTGTGAGACATCATAAGCACCGAAGTGTTCTGCTGTCAAGAAGAACGGAGCCAAATTGTCAAAAACCTTTTCCGCATCGGCAAAAGGAACCCTAAAGAGTTCTACGCACATCAGACGATATGCTTCACGGAATAGCTTCTTGATCTCTACGGCTGTAGACTCACTCCAGTCATTCGACCAAGTGTTCTCGCTAAGCTGAACAATATTGCTCATGCCCTGCAAGCAAAGCTCGATCCATCGACGACAGTAGTCATTCTTGACATCAAAGTATCTAATGGGATAAACCTTGAATGCTCTACGCTCATGCGTAATGTGATGAGCTTCAAGACGCTCCACATTGTCTCTCTTGGTGTTGACATCAATAAGATCGTTCAGACGAACGAACATATTGTGATGATGCTTCACGGCTCCAAGAGTTGGAGGGCCGGGAACAAAACAGTCTGTTCTGATTGAGAACGCCTGTAGATGCTCGCCAATCTTATCAAACAATCTGCCTAGGGCTAGGTTGTGAGTCTCTTTATTGTCCCCTACGTTGGGGATCGCCCACTTCACTCCCTCAAACATGTAAGGTATGATTGCGTCGTGGGTAGGGGTTGCTAAAGTATCAGACATATTATATCTCCTTTATTCGATATTGTATTTTTTCTTAAGTCTTTGACGTAATAAGGTGTCAATTTGAAAAGCGGTCATAGTGTGGTCGTCTCCGTACTCATTAACCAATTCTCCCAGAGTAGTCATAATCTGCTCTGGGCCAATAGACTTCCGTGAACCAAAGGGTACATGTGGTAATTGTGGTGCTAGTCCGGGTGACGATACTGGATTGGCCTTAAAACCATAAGGGAGAAAATCATTAGGTAACTCGTCAACGCTTCTGCCTCTAGGAAGATCTCTGCGATCCATTACATACTCGTCTGGGTGGTTTGGCCTTGTGTTTGGTGGACAGTCTGGCAAACCATGATGTTGGTGTTCATGCACATGCTTGTGTACGCAATCATCACATCCTCCATCGGGGAGAGGCTCCCTACCAATATCATACCCATCATCATCGTTTTCGTCATCCTCTTTTTTCTTTTTTCTTCTTCTGCGCCTAAGTAAGAATGGCACTCCGTACTTAAGGGCTAACATACCCAAGCTGGCTCCACCAAGGGTAAAACTAACGTTTTCAACCGCGTTGCCATTACCACCAGTAGACCCATCTAGATAGTGAACTCCATTTTCTGCAAGATCAGAAATTTTGTCGTCTTTATCTTTAACAACACCTAGTAGCTGATCTATTCTAGATTTAAGAGAGTCTTTCTGCCCTTCGACAGTTCCTAATAATTCTTTTAGGCCATTAATTTCATTATTAGAACTTGATAGATTGCCACTTACCCCTGCAAGCTCAGCTTTTAGGCTTTCGGAAAGAGACTCAAGATTGGTTAGTTTTTCTTTAAGCTCCGTAATCTTGTCAAGATACTCTTGGCGCTCTTTTTCAAAATCGATAGGTGGATCAACGGGACCACCGGGATCTGGTCTACCGGGCCAGCCATTAAAATCGCCGCCGTCTGGCGGATTTGGGTTAGAGGGAGGTAGTACAGGTGGTTGATTGGGCGGGGGACATCTATCCCAAGGACACCAAGGAAACAGACCGTTTCCTTCGTATAGCTCGCCAACTCTTATGCCCCCATAATATTTTGCCGTATCTGCAATACCGCCATCAGGGAACTTTAGTTCGGGGCAAAACATGAACTCGCCCTTGTCGGTTTTTCTGAGACCCCCCTTATGGGGAATAACGACGTGGTCCTTAATTTTGCGTTGGCAGTGTGGACAAACCCGCTGCAATCTTTCCTCTGCGGACTTAGTATTTTTCACCTCTTCTTTTTCTTCGTACACCAAGTTGTAAGAAGTTTCAATGGGGTGTCCCTTACCATTACCCTCAATGATCTCATAAATCTGCTTTAGGGATAGGCCAGCGCCATAATCATCTGGACCATCATCTGTCCAAGCACCATCTCCAACTCTCCAAGCTAGCAAGATACCCAGCCTAGTGTGAATCTCTCCCTTATCGTCTTTGATAAGAATGAGAACTCCACTACCTGATTGACCGCCAATAGGGGCGGCGTTAAAGCTAACAACAGCCCCCGCATTTCTCAGGACTCTGCCTTTCCAAGCGCAAGCCCATTGAGCAGAAGGACACCCGCCAGCCATAACGAGATCGTTCGCCCCAATTTTCGTACCCTTGGGGGCTAGGGGAATTACTCTCGGGGGATACCGGCCAAAATATTTCTTTTTTACTGAGACTATGGCTAGGTCAAGAGCAGTGCCTTCTTCGTAAGCTACGTATTCAGTTTTAAAAGGAATCATAGCAGACTTGTAGCCATCTTGAAAGAACTCTAGGTGGCCTCTCTT